CGCGGGATGAAGCCAGAAGATTTCTTGCTAAGTTCAACCGCGTGGGAGGTTCGGAATGGCACTGGTAGTTATTATTTCAATGGTGACAACATTCACCGCATTAGGGCAGCAACACATTAACTACGTTGCAAGTGTTGAAAAAATGAAAATGGCTGATTGCTTAGTCATTAAGCAGTCAATAGACAAACATCATGTTGTAGATTGCATCAAGGAGGTAAAATGAACTGGACACACGAAGGCAGTATTGAAGACGGTGATTTCTTAATCTACGATGAAAAAACAGACAAAGAAATTATTGAAATACGACACGGCTTTATTTCAAAAAAGCATTTAGATTTGATTTTATCCGCACCTGCTTTGCTTGAATGCCTTGAAAGCTTGCTATATGTTACAAAGGGGTGTGAATCACATTATCTTGATTACGACATTATTAGAGATGCTTCATATAAGGCAATCCACAAAGCCAATGGAGAAAATCAATGAAACATCTAACACCTAAGTACATTGCCGAGTACATGAAAAAACTCAAATGGTTTGAAGAAAATCCTGTTAATGTTTCGGTAAGTGAGTTTTTGTTTGCTACAAAAGCAGAACGCAAAGACGCTAAACGTAAATAGATGACAACTTAGCGCGGTTGTGGTTATAATCGCGCTAACATAAAATTTTAATCATGGTTATTTGAATGAATCAAAAACTTATCGAACAATTAAAACGCCACGAAGGATTCAGGGCGCGTGTTTATAAATGCACTGCTGGACGCAACACTATTGGATATGGCTATAATTTAGACGCTAACCCGCTTGCGCTTACGCCGTTTGAAATTAAAGAGTTTAATCAATCTGGCATTAACGAAAACATTGCATCATGGCTATTATTGCGAATGATTGATAAATGTACGGGTGAGTTAGTTCAAAATATCTCATGGTTTGAATCGCTTGATGATGTTAGACAGTCGGTTTTAATCAATATGTGCTTTAATTTAGGCATTACTGGTTTAATGCAATTTAAAACCACATTATCAATGGTTCACGCTGGAGATTATGAATTGGCAGCTCAAGCAATGCTTAAAAGCAAATGGGCTACACAGGTCAAAGGTCGCGCAATTGAATTAGCCAAACAAATGGAAACTGGAGCTTTTGCATAAATGGACATTACAAAAGATACCGTAATTGAAAGACGCGCAAAAGACCAATGCCTTAAATTGGACACCTTCGCCAATATTGCATCAACACTTGATAGAATTGAATCAAAGGTTGATGATTTGAGCGAAGAAATGCGGGTGATGATTAAGATGGAGCAACAGCTTTTGACGCAATCAAAGGATATTGAACGATTAAATACAATGATTGAGGATTTACGCAAACAAAATCAAGAGCTTTCAAATAGATTGCTAGAACTTAGAAGTAATTTTGAAAACCAAAAGCAAAGCATTAGCATGATTGAGCGTATTGGATGGGCTGCTGGCACTATCGTTGCAATCATCGTGGGTAATAAATTGGGGATTAGCTAATGAATTGGTTATTTGCACGATTACGCGAACCGAGTACGATTGTTGCACTGTTAGCAGTTGGTAGTGCGTTCTTTGGCTTAGATTTAACACCTGACCAACAAGCCGCCGTTACGATGCTTGCAGGTGCTATTTTTGTGAGTAAGGGTTAAACTACTTTAGTTTGATTTAGTTATGGCAAAACCACTAGGAAGCGAAAAAGTAGGCGGTAGACAAAAAGGCACGCCAAATAAACTCACAAAGGATTTAAAGGCTATGCTTTTAGGTTCGCTTGATGCTGTAGGTGGTCAAGCGTACTTTGAAAGACAAGCAGAAGAAAATCCAACCGCATACATGACGCTTATCGGTAAATTGATACCAAGCGAAATATCAAAAACTGTTGAAGTAAAACAACCTAAAACAATCCGAATAATTAAAGCTGAAGAAATGCAAAATGGATAGTGAATTTGTTGATATTCCTTTGACTTTGCCACAGCGTCAATTTGTGCATTCAACCGCGCCATTCCCTGCAATCGTTGGTGGTTTAGGTAGTGGCAAAACACGCGCTGGAACAATGCGTGCTGTTTTGCTAATGCTTGAAAATCCTGGTGTGAATGTTGGTATATTTTTACCGACCTACGACCTTTTGAGATTACGAGCAATGCCAGGCGTTGAAGAAGATTTAACGCTTTTAGGATTAGATTTTACGGTTAATAAATCAGAATTCAAAATTGACGTAGATGGATACGGATTTATTATTTTTCGCAGTTACGACAACCCTGTAAAAATCGTATCGTTTGAAATTGCACACGCTATCATTGATGAAATTGATACATTACCAATCGATAAAGCGGCTGTTGTATGGAGAAAGATATCAGAACGCACGCGACAAAAGTTTGATGGTGTTAATTCAATAGGAATTGTAACCACACCAGATCAAGGCATTAACGGATTTACCTATATGAAATGGGTAAAGATGCAGCAAAAAGGATACGTTTTATTTAAAGCAAGCACTTACAGTAATCCTTTTTTACCAGCAGATTACGCCGCGCAAATCTTAGCAAACTATGACCCTATTTTGGCTGAATTGTACTTAAATGGTGAATTCGTATCACTCAACCAGTCAAAGATTTATCATTTTTTCGACAGACAAAAACATCATTCAAATAGAGTTTTAAATGAATCCGATACAGTTATTCATATCAGCATTGATTTTAATATCGGCGGATGTTGTGCTGTTGTGTTTGTTCTTGATGCAAACAATCCAATTGCTGTTGATGAATTTGTATCACACGATACACAAGACTTTATTAACAACCTTACACGCTTTAAATCAAAAAAAGTAATCATCTATCCTGATGCAAGTGGGCAAGCAAGCAGAACAAACGCATCACTTTCGGATATTGCATTGATTAGGCAATCAGGATTTCAAGTTTTGCATAATCCAACTAATCCAGCCGTGCGTGATAGAATCAATGCGTTTAATGGTTTATTATCACATGACAGATTTTTGATAAATACCGATAAATGCCCTAATCTAACAAACGCACTCGAAACACACGGTTATGATGATAAAAATGAACCCGAAAAATTTAACGCGCATCCGTCAATTGATGACTGGACAGATTCAAGCGGTTACTTTATCGCGTACAAGTTCCCAATTATTCGCAACACACCAACATTTGCAACGGTTATAGGTATTTAAATGTCAACATGGATTGCAACAATTGGCGCGTTAGACGGTAGCAATAACGCTGCAACACTTAGATTTAGTGACGGTGCATATATCGACAATAGTGGCTACTATTATGAAAATCGTATGACACAACCAGCATTGATTAAGGTATCACCTGATGATGGTGGCACATTTGGTGTGTTTAGCAGCCCGTCAATCGGCGAAATTGAGCTAATTAACATCGACGGTGGTTTGAACTATTTAGCTGATTATGCGCTGGATAATGGCGCAATCAATCTTTCGTTAGTTGGTGACGATGGTCAACAAACCGACTATCTAAGCGGTAAAGTCGAAAACATGGCGTTTCGCGGGGATAAGGTTTATTTAACAGTTCGCTCGATGAGCGAGGTATTGTCGCGCAATCACGTTAATAATAAATTTCTTGGTAATAATTCACTGCCCGCAGGCGTTGAAGGAGTTGCAGGAGATATTAAAGGCAACGTTAAGCCGCGTGTTTTTGGTTCTGTTTTAAATGCCACGCCTGTTTTAGTTAATACCAGCAGATTGATTTATCAGTTTAGCGACCGTGACACGGCAACTGTTGGCGCGGTTTATGACAAAGGCGCAAGCATTACACTTGGTACGACTTACACTTGGGCAAACTTTGCAACCTTTCAAACCGCAGCCGTAACCGCAGGGCAGTTCAACCGTTGCGCTGGTTATGTGAAACTAGGCTCAGCTCCAGTAGGTACAATCACAGGAGATTGCGCGGATAGTACAACGCTTGCAGGTGATGTTTTTGAAACGATACTTGTTGAAGAATCACTAACAATGGATTCGACAAGTAAAACCACGCTAAACGCGGTTGGCACAGTGGGTTTATTCGTTACAAGTGAAACAAGCACGACCGCGTTATTAAACCAAATAGCGCAATCATGCGGATCTTATTGGTATTTTCTTAATAACGTGGTTTATGCTAAAAAGATTGCGCTTGCAACAAGTAGCGTTTTTGATTTAACTAATTCTGAACACATTGCATTTGAGCGTGTAGGTACAGGATTAGGTTCAAATGGATTGCCTATTTCTGCTATTACTTTCAAGTACGATAAAATAGAAACAGTGCAGCAAGAGACTGAATTAGCTGGAAGCGTAACGGCTGCGAGAAAATCGGTTTTGTCTAATCAGTTTAGAAGTGCATTTATTACCGATACGGCGGTTATTACTCGCCATCCTTTAGCTGGGTCGATTAACATTGACAGTTGTTTGCGTGTTGAAGCAAATGCAATAACCGTTGCAACGGCATTACTCAATTTATCAAAAGTTCGTGTTGACGTTGTGAATATCACGGCAGTTGTTAATGAAATACCCTCGATTGATTTAGGCGATGGCGTGCTAGTTACGACCGATAAAATAGGGTATGATGCGGGGAAAATTTTAACCATTATCGGATTTACGATTGATGCTAAAAAGAAAACTATCATGTTGGAAACAATCGGATGACTAGTAACGTATCTTTGAGCTACCCGAATAGAATTGATGAATGTGAAATCAGTGACGATAACCCTGCCGATTGGTCAACAACGCTGCCACTTTCAAACATTCAAAATAAAGTATTAAAACGCGTTGCGCGTACTTTGACAGGCATTCGTGCAACTGTTTTGAAAGTCAATTTGCCCTACGAGGCACGCTCGATTGGTGTTGTATCTGTTATCAATCACAACTTCACAACATCAGCAAATGTTCGTTTTATTGGTTACAGTGAATTAGATTTTGGCGGCGATGTTCGTTTCGATAGTGGTTCAAACTTTAGAGCGTGGACGGTATTACATCCGATTTATGCAAATGGTCAAGCAGGCGAATTGATACCGTGGGAAAGCCGCAATTGGTGGTCAGGTACAATCGAAGAAGAGCAACGCAAAGGTTATACGTCAATGTGTACCTACTACCCACCAGAAAACCAAATGATTAGGTCGGTAAAGATTGTTATTGACGATGCAACAACCGCCGCAACAACTAGCACAACGTCCGTTACGGTCGGTTTAGGTGATAAATCATTCACTG